TCAACATCTTGAAAAAAAGATCAACACCTTGATTTCACCAGAACAGATTTTCTCAGCGTATGACCATACCCATTCAATGAGAATTTCGGCAGTAATTTCTTGCATTACATGCGGCCCCCGAACCGTTCTTCCTCTTTTGACTTCGGTTTCCCATCATCTTTTTTCGGGATAACGAGTTTACAGCGAGAGGAAATGGTCAGCCCTAAATCACTTGAAGCTTGCCGGCATTGTTTAAACAACTTGTCTTGGTTTATCAATAGTTCAGAATAGTCATCATTGGGAACAAGTTTTTCTTCTTCTCCTATTACATTCCCTTCATCGTCAAATTTTCTAACGATCACTGTTTTCATCGGACCCCGTTCAAGCAATTGCTCTGTTACTTGCAAATATAATTTCCGGGCAAACAAAAAACGGGCAAGCGCATCAACATCTAAATTCGTCATAATTCCGATGTTTTTCAGCTCGTCCGCTATCTTTTTAAACTCTCTTTTTAAGTCTTTTGGTAAATAGGACGGAGCTTTTACTTTGTCGTTTGGTGCCTTTATTTCCTGTGCTCGACGCTCCTCAATCTCTTGCTGTGTCAGGCGTTTTCCTCCCTTTCACCAGTAGCAAGTCAACTGGTTGCTGCGGTCTAGCCATTCCCTCACCTCCTTCCGAATTTTCATTTAGGGAATTTTTCAAAATGGGAAGGGGAGCGCGGTCTCCGGCGTTCATCCCTCAGAGATTTTAGGGTGGGGGTGCTCATTTCATCTTTCAGCTGCAGCATTACGGCTTCTAATTTCTTTTGTGCATCTTTTAATTTCCTTGTATACAGATCGAATGCTGTTTCCTTCTCCATCGTTGCACGAAGAGCAAACAGTTTCTTTACCTTCTGTTGCATACGTCTTATGTCAGCGTTGGTGTAATAGAATATATACTCAGTCCGACACCGAGGACACTTGATATAATGCTCACGGATTCCGTCGTCATGCTTCCTAACCTTTGAGCATCCTTTGACCAAGAGCAATGTTCCACATTCATCACACATGCACGTTTGATGTTCTGTTCCCAAACCCTCCATCCTCCTTCGCTGTCTTCCTGCTGTGGCATGGCGCACATAGTGGTTGCCAGTTGCTTGAGTCCCAAAAAAGTTTCATGTCACCTTTATGAGGTTTGATATGATCGACCACTGTTGCCAGCACTCGTCTACCTTCCATCATGCAAGATACACAGAACGGATGCTTCGACAGGTAGCCAAGACGCGCCTGCCTCCACTTGCTGTTGTACCCCCGTTTGGTAGCGGACTCCCGGTATTGATCATAGGTGGGCTTGGTTCGCTTGTGCTGTTCGCAATATCCCTCTCGTGTTAGGTTAGGACAGCTGGGTTCATTGCATGGTTTCAATGGTCTTTGCATATCATGCCTCCAAATAAAAAAGCACCCCTAAGGATGCTTATTATTAGACTTTATCTTCTTACATCACCGGGCCATTTTAAGATTAATGAACTGTTTCCAGTTAATTTAATAATACACCCGAATATTTGCCTTACATCATAATAATGATTAATATCTATATGGAATTTTTGATTGTCTAATTCCTAGTAGATCTAAATTGAAGTTATGCAAACTAAGAAAACTTTTTAACCCTTCCTCTGAAATGTCCATTTTATTTTTTGGACCTACAGTTAATCCCGCTATACACTCAGCTGAGAATTCAACTTTGATATAGGGGACGAATGCGCCATTAGATATTCTACACTTGTAATTATTAATCTTATGGGGTACAAGAAAAACAACTCTATACTCTTCTTCCTGCTGGAAACATTGATCTTTGAAAAATGCAGAAAACAATTGTATTGTTAAAAACATTTGATTTATGGTTCTTTCAGGTACAAATGAGTGAAAAAATCTAGGTCCTTTAACCTTTTCAAATTCAGCAAAAGCTTCTAGACCAATTGGAATCAAATCATCAACTATTTTAGAAATTGCTTCAATATGAATTTCCCTATCATAAATAACCTTTGAAGCAAATACACCTACAACATTTTCGTCAGTTTCATTAGCTGGTTTGAGATCCTCTACTATATTATTGAAATCGAAAGCTATATTATATCCTTCATTATGAGAATAATTCGACCAAAGCAAATTTGAATCTCCATTAGTTGATAGTGACAAGATATATGTCGGGTATTTTTCAAATAAACCTCTAAAATATTCTATAAAATAACTCTGAATAATAGACGAACTCACATTAATTTCTTTCATTTTTTTAGATAAGATCTTACTAAATAAATGTAAGGTATATTTCAATTCAGTTTTGTCATTTAAAAAATCTGAATGTGAAACCCAAAACTCCCTCTTACTGATTATCCCTTCGAGTCCATGTATACTTGTATAATGATATAACCCCCCACCTTCTCCAAATTGTTGCAAGTATTTATCGATCATTTTATTAAGATATTCATGTTTCATAACCCTTCCTCCTCTTCCTTTTATTATTAAACAAAATCAGAGAAAAGACTACTATAGTTACAAATATTAAAGCGCCCTCCCGGTTGGGAAAGCGCCTGTGGATTTATTACCTATTACCATAATAACTCACTTTAAACAAAATGGTGTGCCGTTATCCTGCCAAGTTTATGCCATTTTTTTAAATTATAAGTTTTTTCGGTTTCTTCCTTCTCTTGTTTCTTAAAAAAACAAAATTAATAATTGCACCTAACAATCCCAATATATTAAGTATTAACATAATAATAGAAAAGATATTGGAATTGGAAGGTCTAGTGTCGGTTATTACAAAAGCTGACGCTGACGCTAACCCCAAAAGACTCACTACCAGTAAGGAAAAAAGAGGTAATAAACGTACAGAAGGTGCTTCATATGTTGAGAAAGAGTAAAATGATTTTAGCCCCTTAATTGACCCTTTTAATTTATAAAAATTTTTATCATCTGTATGTAATATTTCTATTACAGCACCATCCGAAGCATCTAAATAATCAAATTTCACTTCTAGAATGTTAGGGTTATTTTCATCTATTTTAATTATAAAATCATTTGCATCACTGCTTTTTTCCAATATGGTTGCAGAAATAATTTCTTGTCCCTCACTAATTTCTATTCTAACAGGATCTTTTTCTACAATGTTTTTCCCCTCAATAGTAACATTTCCACTATTCCAAACAGTCATTTGAGTGTTGGTTACTCTTTCAACAGACTTTCCCTTAAAAATAATCTCTATATCTTCCGGAGCTTTATCGTTTTTTCCAACTACTCTTTCACTTTTGAATGTATATGTCAGTTCATTTACTTTTCTGTTTTTACAATGAGAATAAATTGCAAATAAAATACCGAAAAGTCCTATTAATGAACCAATCCACCCCTGATTTAATAAGTTAAGCACAGATCACATCTCCCAAATTATTCATATATTATAATGTACTTACTTTTCGGCATATTATCAATATTGAATTACCCATATGTTTTATACTGTGCAACTCGTCGAACTGAGCCAACCCCTTGTCCTCTCTGTTTTGAACCAATATCCCTAAAATGAATTACACATCTGTTATTTTTGAGGAATTGACGAAAAATCAAAGAAAAAGGCCCATCCTCGTTGTTTTGGATGAGCCGGGTTATATTTTAAATTTCTTCATAGCGTTGTTCATGGCGTCTTGATTGATTCCGATATACCGCAGGGTTGTCCGTTGGTCCGAGTGATTAAATATCTCCTGCAGCATGGCAACGTCCTTTGTTTGTTTGTAAAAGTGATAGCCGAATGTTTTCCTCAATGTATGCGTGCCAATGTCATCTAAACCCACGTACTCAGCAGCAGCCCTGAGAATCTTGTATGCCATCGACCGGGATATTGGCTTGTTAATCCCTTCACGGCTTTTAAAGAGAAACTCATGATCCTCTTTCCCTTCGACATAGGCCTTAAATTCTCTTTGAAGAGTTGGCGTCATATCGATTCTCTTTTTCTTTTCTATGAGATTGAAGTATGGCCGTTTAGCGTCTCTCACTCTCAGCTGCAGAATATCCGAGATGCGGAGCCCTGAATTGATATCGGTCACAAATAGCATGTAATTCCTCATGTTTTGCTCTTTTAAAAACCTCTTGATGTAGAAAATACATTCCGGATCACGTATAGGCTGAACAAAATTCGTTAAGAAGCTGTCCCTTTCTTGTAGACTTCTTCTCTCAGAGCAAATGCCAGCCGGTAGAGAGCTTTTACTTTCACACGATAATAGCTTCGCTGGCTCAGACCCATTTCTGCATACACTTCATAATTGTACATTTCTTCCTGCTTCATATAGAGCATGACAATGGCCTGCCGTTCTCTTTGAGAAGGCCGGTTAACAGCCCTTTGAATCCTTTTTAAGTATTTATCACGTCGATGAATGAAATTCATTCGTAATGCTCGGCGGAACAATGCTGTAAGTAGGTGTAACTTTTGGCAAAAAATCATCTGGTACCTGTAAGAGATATAACCGGTATTGATCCAGCAGCTTCTCTGCTTTTAATTTAGTCGCTTCTTCGTCAATCTGAGGAATGTTTAATGTTAATTGATTCATATTTTTACCCTCCCATTTGTTTACGTCTTAAAGCCCCGCCTTTGCCTCTTTTCAATGTTTGCCTATCTTTGCCCATCATTTGCCGCCAAAACCGTTCAGAACGCTCCTGCGCGATTTTATTAGGATTTTTTTCCTCTTCCCCATGCCATCCCTCCGTTCAAATAAAAAACGGACACCAACCAAAGCACAGATTTCTCTGTACAGTGATTAGTGTCCGCAGGCATCTCCATCTTGGACTTAATTATCAGGTTTAACCATCTCGATAGGTGTGTTATATAGTTCTTCTTTCCTCTTGATCATAGTTTTAGTGCATAATCTATGGTCATTTTTATTTCCTAACAAGACAGTCTCTTTATTTATTGAATATAAAATATACCATTTTTCTTTTTTTTCATCTTCTATATAAACAATTTGTTCGCTTGACCATTTAATAATTTTGGAAATAGGTTTTAAAATAAAAGGAATTGGAAGCGTAAATAAGATTAAAACAAGCATACTCCACCCAAAAACTTTCAGGTTAAACTTATCCTTTTCCGAAAATGGTATATCTATAATGAAGCTATAAAGCTCCATATAAAAAAGTATTAAACAAATCATAAAAACTAAAACAAATAAACCTTTACATAGTCTACTAGACTTGATTTTTGAAAAAGCTCCTTCATTTGTTATTTTCACTACACCCCATATAATTCCACCAAAAAATACAATGACATAGGAATAAAAATCATTAGGTCCAGGTATAACATCCCTGAGATAAAATGTTGTTGGATATAAAACAATCACCCAAAATAACGTATTCAAAATATGTTTAATTACTTTCAAACTAAACACTTGTTCTTTTGAAAACAACCTCTGTTCAACAACATTCGAAGAAAAAAGAGTAATAGGGTTTAAAATTCTAATCAGATACAAAGCGAGACCAACTAGCAAAATAACGTAGCTAGGCACTTCAAAATAACTTAATAATTCACTTAAATTTTTTTCCATTTCAATCTTCCCACTTTCCACAATTCAATATTTTCCTATTCATCCTATTTTATCAACTTATAATCTCCTCCTCAACGCCCATGCTGCGGCCGCATTTCGGGCAGCGTGCTTTATATCTAATTCGTTGTGACCACATTCAGGGAAGCTGCATTCGATCATAAAACAAGTTCATAAATAATTAACATTTATTTACAAGGAAAACAATTACTTTCGTTGAATCCTTATGGTGTAACACAAAAATTCAAAAGGAGTGTTTAAAATGAATTTCAAGAAAACAGCTGTTTCTGCTTTATCGATTTCTGCTTTAGCTTTGTCAGTTAGTGGTGTAGCATCTGCTAAGGAAGTAAATAACTCTCCGACACAAATTCAAGAAGCTAAGCATGTTTCTGTCTCAGATAAAATTTCTATTCAGAGCTATTCTGTTACCCTCTATCTTCAGGGAGGGCCAAATCAACATGAAATTAGAGAACCGCTAGCCACAAGCTTTGCAAGTGATAATTCGTATGTTGCATCTGTATCTTCTAGAGGGATAATAACCGCTAACCACAAGGGCAATGCTACGATTACTCTCTTTAAAAGTAATGGTTCTGTATTAGGTGCTGTTTACGTTACTGTTGAGTAAAAATTACGAGGGGACCTTCCCCTCTCTCATCTTTTCGAACCCGTCATCCCCTATTCCCAGCCGACAGCGATTGCAAAGAATAAAACCATTACCATCGCCCCAATGAGCCAGCCATTCGTCTTGTCTCTTTTTGCAATAATTGCGTCATTGCCTATTATTTTCAGATCATCAGCCTGAGCAACGATCATAGGCACTTCCTCGACATTAACCTTTAAATGTTCCGCCGCCTGCCCAACTGTCATCGCTTCGTCTTTCGTGGCTTTGACTGCCCGCTGAAGCTCTACTTGTAAAGGAATCATTCCTCAGCACAATCCTTTTGCCAGTCAGCAATGATCTTTTTAGATTCTCAGATATTGAATACAGAATGGGCATTTGTATAAAACGTTCTTTTGCTTCAAAGAAAGCACGGTCAAATCCGAATCTTGAGAAGTGAACCGGTATGTCCTGACCCTCGGAATGCTTTTGTATAAAGTCCCGCACGCTGTAGAATCGCTGTGTATCCGCTACTGTTGATTCCCCAAAACAAATGAACACTGCCGCCGAATGTCATGTCTCTATGTCTAGTGGTTAAAATCAGATATTCTTTTATTTCGCGTTTCTCATGAGCTTGCTTCAATTCCCCATTTAGCCGCTGAATCTCTTCTTGTGCCTGCCGGAATTGATGTACCGTAACTTCCTGCTGGCGCTTGTTTTCCTCGATGATTTCCTGCTGCTTAACAGACAGTTCAGTCCGATCAATCAGAAAATCAATATGCTCTTTAGCCATCCAGTATTGATCAGTTGGCTTAGCATTTTCATAGCCTTTCAGTTTTGAAATACGCACTTTAATTTCCTGCAATTTATCCATGTCCGTTCCTCCCATATCGCAGAGAGGACCGGCCCCTCTGCGTCACATTTTATATCCGATTTCAAAATCAATTCTTGAAAGATTGCCTTTTGACGTTTGCACGATTGTTTTGCCGCGCTCCGGCATTTCCGTTAATTTGAATGATCTATTGTTTCCGTCAATCACAATGACGTAATTTTTGTCATTTTCAATTTGATTAAGTACCTGTTCCAGATTTTCTATATGTTTTGGACAGTTCTACGGGTGACGTCTACTAGATGACTGTTATCACATCCAATCGTTCATTGGGAAAACTTGCAGCTTAGTCTATGGTTCTTCTGTTGGGATGGTTGGATGTTTTTTTATATAGTCCAAACGCTCCTCTTTCGTCGTAATCCATGTAATGACTTCCCTATGCTGACGTAAGTCTTTATTTTCTACAGTCAAGATGACTTCAAATGTTTAAATTCTTATCACTGAAAGAACACAATAAAAAAGCATTAAGTTATTCCGAAGAATATCTCAATGCTTGAAATGTGTAGACAAAATATAGAAAAGGTTATATTGCCCTTCACCAAACCCCG